ATAATACATAGCCATGTACTCGTCAAAGCTAACTGCACCATTGTCGTTATCTTCTAGTGCTAGTTTAACGTTAGTTGCCCATTCATTCAATGAAGTTGCATCTGGTGTTAAACGTAATGGTGTGTCACCAATAACAAATGCTGTTAAGCGTCTATCATAGTTTAGTGTGATCATTTCACCAATTAGCTCTGGGTAACCTGGAGCTGCAATTAAGTTAAACTGACGACTTTCTTCGTCACGGATATCTTGGTTACTGTTAACAGTTGCTTGTAGTGCTTGTACAACACTCTTACGCTGTGCGTGACGTCCAAAGCTTCCTGAACCATCTGCTTGGTTACCTGAATCAGTAACCCAACGATGTGGGTAGTAAGCTGCCATTGGAGCGCCAGCATCTACGCCACCTTGACGAACGTTTTTAGCTGTTAAGTCAACATAGTTACGTTCAAAACGCTTAACGTTAAATCCGCTTCTGCGTAGATTCCATAGCAACATACCTTTTGGATATAGTGTAGGATCTGGTGCATCTGTGTCTAGATAATCACTTACTAGTAATTCTGCAATAGTTGCACTTGGTGCATCGTCTGCTGTGCCGCCTGTATCGCCATCACGTGCATCTGCAAATAATACTCCGTTTTCAGTTGTTTGATCTGCTTTATCCATTAAGATCCAACCACTCAAACCTGTTGCTGCAATTGTTGGATTATACTTGTAAATTGCTGGATAATTTTCAACATCTGCTGTACTTACCCAAATATCGCCTTCTACTAGATTATTGCCGTTGTCTTGCTTAATAGGTGCTGTTGCTGAAACCATCGGTCCTTCTGCGTTAGTTCCACTATATGGACTTGAATCAGCTGATAAGCCAGTACCGCCAACATAGTTTAATCCAACCCATGTGTCGCCATTATGTACCATAATATCTACTTCGTCAACAACACTACTATACCATAATTGTCCGTGTGCAGGTAAACTTAATGGAACTGAACCAGATGCTGTGTAAGTTAGTGGCTTCCAGTTAGATGCTACTAATCCAGTTGCATTTGGTCCTACATACAAGTTTACTGTATTTGCTGCACTAAATCCGTATAATGCTAATCCGCCGTCGGTGTCAACAATCTTAATGTCGCCGCCTAGTTTGTGCTGGATTACAACTCTATTTTGTGCGTCAACTAGTGCTACAACATTTGTTAAGCCTTTTGCATTAATTGCTGCTGCTAATAAATCTGCGTCAGTAGTTGCACCTGTAGTTATAACACTTACTGTTACAGGAGCAGTCATTGCTGCTGTGTTTGCTCTTGTTTCAGATAAAGTAAATGTATAAGTACCTGCTGCAACACTAGTAACTACTGTACCAGTAATGCTTGTTGCTCCTGCTGATGCTCTTGTAAAGATTTTGTAGTTACCAATAGGATTAGCAAGTTCGTCTACATTAACATTAACATAAAGTGCTCCAGTTAATAAGTTTGTGCCGCCGCCAGTTTTATCAAGCCCATAAATTGCGCCTTGTGGCGTAGTGTAAAGTGGTGCTGTTACAGTTGACCATAGCTGTGTAGCTGTGCTGTACTGCTTAACACTCAGTTTTGCGCCACCGTTTGGTGTAGTTGTTTTAATCCAAACTGAGCCACTCGGTGCTGGTGTTGTGTCGCCTGATTTAAATTCAGGGACGCTAGTGTGTGGTGCTGGCTGTAGTCTCGGTGTACTATAGGTAGCTGCTGTAAGTCCTAAGTCTCCTAGCAAGTCGCCTGAGCCACCAGCTGCAATAGCAACTTTACTATCAGCTGTTCCGCCAGTTGATGCACTTAAACTATTGCCGTAAATTTCAATTGAACCATCAACTAGTGCTGCCGATACCCCTGCAATTCCTGCTGCATTAATAATTGAAACAAGATCTGCAATATTTGTTTCAGCACCTGTAAAGTTTACAGGAGTAGTATTAATTATTATTCCTTCACTTGCTGCACCTGCTGTTGTTAAGTCAGGGTTACTTGCTGTACCGCGTGTAACTGCCCAACTTGCTTTCCAGTTGTCGCTGCCTACTTCTACCCAAGTGCCGCGATTTGTTAATCTTTGAGCTGTTGTACCGTAACCTGGTGTTTTGTAGTACAAACGGTTCATTGTATCGTTTGCGTCTACAGCATAGTCGCCAATTTGACCGATTGATGCTTTTGGCGCACTAGCTAAGCCTGCGCTTAAATCAGTAGCTACTGTTAATACTGTTGGTGTTTTTGCTGTAAATGTTTGGCCGCCTGTTACTGTAATTGCTGCTGAATTCCATTCGAGAATTCCAAAATTGCTTGTTGAAGTGTCAAACCAGTAAGCGCCATTTGCTGGATCGCCGCCTGGTGCTGATGCACTTGCTGTTAATTCTGCTGTGTCTAAATTAGCTCTTACAACGTATACACGATTCGACACGCCTAGTGCTGAATAAGCAGCTTGTAAGCCATACTCATTAAGCTCGCCACCGTGGATCATATTGCCGTTGTTGTCGCTGTAAAATAAAGGGTCGCCAAATGTTTCACCAAGCTCTCGTTGACTAGTGATCAAATATGGTTTTCCTGCGTTTGCTGTAATTGTACCTGCTGCTGTTCCTGTCCCACTGCTTCTAGTTTTATTACTAGCAGTAGCAACAAAGATCATAGGTACCGTTCCAGCTGATGCTGGAGTGTAGAAACTTTCGTCAATTACATTGACTTCTACGCCTGGTGATACTAATGCCATGTTATTCTCCTGTTGGATGTTAGTGTTTTCTATACAGTATTTATTATAATAGACACAAAACACCTAGCATATACCACAGAAAAAGGTACCAAAAAGGTGAGCTAAATACGACATGAGACCATTATGCAAGTGCGGGCAGCGTCCAGCTGCAATAAACTATAAAAAGAACAACAAAACTTACTATCGTAAACTGTGCGAAAAATGTTTACGTAACGGAGAAGGACACGGGATACCATTTTGGAAGCAGCGCGGGTACGAAAAGAAAAGCGTATGTGAAAAATGTGGATTTAAATCAAAGCATGACGAACAGTTTAACGTATTCCACATAGACGGTGACTTAGTTAATTGTCGGCCTAATAACTTAAAAACTATCTGTGCTAACTGTCAACGTATTATGCAAAAAGAAGGGGTACGTTGGAAACAGGGTGATTTACGACCTGACTTCTAAGTAACACATTAGTCTATCTAAATTAAATTTCAAATCATCTAATGTACCATTGTTGTCAATAGTATAATCTGCCATCCATTGTTCAAGACTCATACTGTCTTTTGATTCAGGAGGAAGATGATCGCTACGATCAACCCAAATAGCATAATCAAACACACCAGTATTTTTCATAGCGTGGAATTCTTTTTTGTTTCTTAATCCGCAGTAGATATCATATTCGGCAAACATTTCTCTGCCCAAAGTTGCTGCGTCAGGTATATTATAATCACAAATAGCTTCGTACCATTCTTGACGATGATTGTGTCTGTCAGCATAACACTGCTCTTCGTCAGTGTATCCGTACTTGTCTTTTAGATCATTATAGATAAACAATTTGCTACAAAACTTGCTGCTGCTTTCGAAACTATAACCGTAGTTGTCGCGAAGCATTTCACATACAGTGTCTTTACCGTGACGTCCGTGGCCTATAACTAGTAGCTTTTGTTTCATATTGTTCTCCTATAATTATATTATATTATTATAACAGAACTTATGCATTTGTCAACCTTAATCGTAACCTAATACAGCAACTTGGTTTATTTCTTCTGCTTCTCTTTCTGCCCAAGCAGTAGGAAATCCTTCTTCGCTAACACAATTTTCGTGATTGCCCCAGATGCGTTTCATATAGCTATCGTATATGCCTTCTACATCTTTGTCGGACCATGATTGGGGGATTAATGAACCTTTTACTATCCAGTAAAAGCGGTTGGCTTCTTTTCTTACAAACGGACTGCACACAATAGTAACTCCTTTGTTATATTGTATTTACAGCATACGTAAATGTTAGCGTAAACTCGGGTGTTTTTTAGCCTATTAAGAATCCGTAGCCTGTACCACCTGAAACAGCCATACTAACTTCAACTTCAAGTTTTTCCATTTCAGCTTGTGCTTCTGCTTTTAAGCTATCGCCATTGAGTGTCGAGCCGCCTTGTGGACCGGCAATAGTAGCAAATTTACTACGTGCTTCGCCTAGCATATACTTACATGCTGCTAGTGTGTAATCTTTTAACCATTGCACTGCAAGATAATCATTTAGCAATTCACTGTCAGGACGATAGTTATAGCAGTAAAGCAATAATGATTCTTCCGCTCTAGGACGCTGTAACAGCGTAAGTTTTTTGCTTGTGCTGCTCCACTTAAACTCAATAAAGCTACCGAACATACGACCGACTAATTCCTGGTGTTGAGCAAACAAATCGTATGTTGCTAATCCGCCAAGTTTTGAACCTGATAGCAAATATGTATTTGTGTATGCCATGTTAAACGGTTCAAACAAACTGCCGCCATCTCCGCCGCCAGTACGCGAACCAATTGATCTACGGAATAGCTTACGCACTTCCATTACTTCGTTTGGTAATATATAATCATTTTGATCTACAACAGTTGTTAAAAACATATATGACTCTTCAACAGCATGATCACTGCGCATTCTGTAACGTGTCAATGCCTTGTTAAGTGCAGTTTGATAGTGTATAGGATCAAGTTCAACATCTACCATTCCACCGCCGAGGAATGTGTTAACATAATCGTATACTTCTTGTTTTTGTGTTGCTAAATCTGCCATATGAGTTCTCCAATAGTATTTATCGTAACTGCTATCTTAACGATAAATATACATAACGAATAGGAGAATAGCTATCCCTCGCTTATCATTATACAAACCGGAACGCGGCAATGATTATCACTTTTTGGATCGACAGATTCAAGAGATGTTTACTGTCGGCGGTACAGATATTAATATCCACAAGTTCCTTGGTGCAGAAAATCCCGCTGTCGGCGAAGGAACTGCTGACCAGCCGACATACGATGCTGTAAAAGAAACCAACATACAAGACTTACTGTTCTTAGAAAATAGTGACAGAAAGTATGATCCCGACGTTTACAATATTCGCGGCATTTATAATGTCCAGGATATAGACTTTGATCTTAGTGCGTTTGGACTATTTTTAAGTAATGATACACTTATGTTAACTATACATATTAATAGTTCAGTTAAAACTCTAGGTAGAAAAATTATGTCAGGCGATGTAATTGAACTTCCACATCTAAAAGATGAATATGCTCTTAATGATTACAGTTTCGCACTCAAAAGATTTTATGTTGTAGAAGATGTAAATCGTGCAGCAGAAGGATTTAGTCAAACTTGGTATCCGCATTTATATCGCTTAAAATTAAAGCAAATTTATGATGGTCAAGAATACGCAGAAATATTAGACTTACCTGCAGAAGAAGGAAGTGACAATACTCTACGTGATTTATTATCAACATATGAAAAAGAAATGCAGATTTCTAATGCTGTGGTTGCACAAGCAGAAGCTGATGCCCCTAAAAGCGGATATGACATTAGTCACTATTATACAGTAAGTACAAATGACGACGGCAGTGTTGCACTACAAACAGCAGACGACACTGACATTGAAGCAAGTAATATAGCCAGAACTACAGACGAAGTTACAAGTAGACCAGAACGTGAAGGATATACAGGTTACTTAGTTGGTACTGGTGATGCTGCTCCTAATGGGGCGCCGTTTGGTTTTGGTATAGGGTTTCCTACTAACAATGAAGAAGGTGATTATTTCTTACGTACAGACTTTTTACCAAATAGAATGTTTAGATATGATGGAACAAGGTGGGTTAAAGTGCAGGATGATATTAGAATGTCTCTAAGCAACACGCTTGAAAGACAAACATATAAAACTACATTTATTAATAATAATAAAACTAGTCAAATCGACGGCGAAACTGTTCAAGAAAGACAGAGTTTGTCTAAAGCACTTCGTCCAAAGGCAGATAATTAATGCAACATTTTTACGACGGACAAATAAGAAGATATCTTACGCAAATGATGCGCATACTAGCAAACTTTCCTGTACAAGACGGAAACGGTGTGCAAAAAGATGTTCCAGTTACTTACGGCGATTTAACACGCCAAGTTGCTAATATTATTAGAGAAAACAGTGAAAACAAATTACCTAGTGCGCCGCGAATTGCTGTGTACTTAACTGGACTAGAACTAGACAAAGATAGACTAACAGATTCAACATATACTCGCAAAACTAATATTAGAGAACGTGCATATGATAGCGAAGTAGGAGAATACTTAAACACACAAGGTAAGAATTATACAGTTGAACGTTTAATACCAACTCCATATATGATGCGCATTAATGCAGATATCTGGACAAGCAATACAGATCAAAAATTACAATTGCTAGAACAAATATTAGTATTGTTTAATCCTAGCTTAGAAATGCAAACTACTGACAACTTTATTGACTGGACAAGTATCAGTGTTGTTAATTTAGAAAATGTACAATGGTCAAACAGAAGTGTACCTGTTGGTGTAGACAGTGAAATAGATATTTGTACTATGACATTTAGTATTCCTATCTATATCAGTCCACCTACTAAAGTACGAAAAATGGGAGTAATTACTAATATTATTACAAGCATGTTTGACGAAACACTGGGTGATATTGAAAGTGGAGTTAGTGCTCCAGTGCTTAATGCATACGACGATTCGCCAAGAGCAGGAATTACAGAAAACGAATTTGGTAGAAAAGCTATATCCGACGCTGCTGCTGAAATGGCAAATGTCAACTACAATACATACGGTGCATTTGTAAGTGGCAACAATGCGCAATTATTTTCCAATGGTATTGTTGGTAATAAGAATTGGAGAGAAATTTTTGAAGCGTTGCCGGGCACATATGCTGCTGATGTAAGTCGTATATATTTCACTAGTCAAGATAATTCTAAAACTGTTACAGGAACGTTTACACTAAGTCCGTTTGATGAAACAACAATATTAATAAACTGGGACACAGATAGTTTTCCAAGCGACACTGTAATTGCAGGACGTACAAGTATAGATTATATCATTGACCCTACTAATTACAATCCTACTCCAATTAAAACACCTGGTGTGAGACTATTGCTATTAGACGATGTTGGTAATGCAGATGCTACTGAATCACCAACAGCATGGCAAAACACAGATACTACTGCAACCGTTGCAAGTGCAAATGATATTATCGAATGGGATGGTTCTAAATGGAATACAGTATTCGATGCAAGTGCTGCTACTGATGTCACATACACTACTAATTTAAATACAAGCGTACAGTATCGATTTAATAACGACGAATGGTTATTAAGTATCGATGGCGACTACCCTGTAGGAACTTGGCGTGTTGAACTAGCAGGATAATTGTCCAAATAGCGTGTATTAAGACATACTCGTCTGCTAATTATATGTATGAACAATCGTATTACATGTAGCGGTGCGCTATTTTACACACTAGATACAAATAGATTTTTATTTCTGCACAGGGCGCAAGGCAAGCGTAATAATTTGTGGGGACTCGTTGGCGGCACAAACGAAGGTGCCGAAACTCCATGGGAAGGTTTAAAAAGAGAAATTGAGGAAGAAATTGGATTTGTTCCTGATATCAAAAAGACACTTCCTTTGGAAAGTTTTATTTCGCCTGACAGTAGGTTTTATTTTCATACATATCTTTGTGTTATTCAAGAAGAATTTATTCCTAAACTTAATAATGAACACGATGGATATGCTTGGTGCAGTTTTACTAAGTGGCCAAAACCGTTGCACCACGGCTTGCGCAACACACTTCAAAGTAAAATTAATCTTACTAAGCTAGATACTGTATTTCAAACAATTAATTTACTTGACAAATAACCTAAAAGATAGTATAATATAGACATGAAAGTATTAGTTCTCGGCGACATAATAATCGACAAATATATCTATGGAACAAGCACACGATTAAGTCCTGAGGCTCCTGTGCCTGTTGTAACATACCAGCATGAAGTTGAAACTAGGGGCGGCGCAGGTCTTGTATTTGAAAATCTTAGAAGTTTAGGTGTCGATGCTGAATTGTTTAAAACAGGCAGTACTAGTAGTGTTAAAACTAGAGTAATTTGCGATGGGCATTACATCACACGTATTGACGATGACAAATATGCAGACGGTGAAGTGGTTTTAGATATTATACGAGCAAACGATTTTTCACAATATGATTATGTAATACTAAGTGATTACAACAAAGGTGTATTAGACTGCTCGCTAGAAATTATTAAACATTTAAATACGTTTGGATGCAAAGTAATTGTTGATCCTAAAGAACACGCAAGTCATTATGAAGGTGCTTGGTTAGTAAAGCCTAACGAAAAAGAATTTCAAGAATACTTTATCAATTGGCATGGTAATATTATTACAACACGAGCAGGCAAAAGTGTAATTGCTAAGATAGACAATGAAGTTTATGAAGTAGATGTAGACACTGTTGAGGTTAATGATGTTACAGGCGCAGGGGACTGTTTCCTTGCAGCGTTTGTATACGGATTAACTAAAGGGTATTCTCATCAAAAATGTATAGAACTTGCAGTCAAAGGATCTAGAGAAAGTGTCCAGCACACAGGTACGTATAAGCTTACTGTACGCGACTTAGAAGATCGCATAGTGTTTACTAACGGAGTGTTTGATATACTGCACAAGGGTCATTTTGAGCTCTTAGCAGAAGCAAAAACACTCGGTGAGAAACTAATTGTAGGCATTAATAGTGATGCAAGTGTCAAACGTCTTAAAGGCGAAACACGCCCAATCAACAATCAAATGAAGCGCATTAGTCAATTAGAAATATTACCGTGGGTAGATCGAGTAGTTGTATTTGATGAAGATACTCCATATGAATTAATTAAAGAACTAAAGCCGCATTTAATTGTAAAAGGCGGTGATTACACAGTAGAACAAGTTGTAGGGCATGATCTAGCACCTGTACATTTAGTATCTACAGTCGAAGGTTATTCAACAACAAGTATTATAGAGGCAAGTAAATGAAAGAATTATGGAGGAATTTATTCAATGACTAACGATATTTTTGTATTTGACGATATTGTGCCGGGATGGTTATATGAGTCTGTTAAAAAAAATATTTTATCAATACCAGTAACATGCCAACATCATGGTATTGGCCCTAATGTTGGACACTCTTTTTTTAGTAAAATATGGCCGTTATTTGGATTACATGAAATACCATGGGAATATAAAGCAACATTTGCTGCTCTTAATGATTCTAGAGATAAATTAAGTAAAGACGACGAAGTAATGCCACTACACTTGATTCAGTGCCAACTTAATTTAACTACAAAGACATTAGTAGGGGGAGTACATGCAGATATGGGGCCGCCGGCGTGGACTATGGTACATTTTATTTCAGGTGATAGTGGAATGGACTTTTGGACTGATTATCCTGACAACGGCGGTAGAAAAATAGGTGATGTAGATTATAAAGATAATCGGTGTGTTATCTTTCCAAGTGACATATGGCACAGAGGTATACCTACAATTAATGTCGAACCTCGTGTAACATTAGGCTACATATTTGGTGGGGCACCACAGAGTCAATACGAACACGATAACAATATAATAAGTCCTATATTTAAAAAAGAATGGAGTAACAAATTAATGAAAACAGCTGAGAGAAATAAATGAAAATATTAGTTACTGGACACAAAGGATTTATTGGTTCGAATATTGCGCTGTATTTACAATCGCAGGGACATGAAGTAGAAGGTTGGGAGTGGCAACCAGGCATTATTCCTAGCACAGAAGATTACGACTGGTGTATACACACTGGAGCAATTAGCTCAACAACTTACACAGATGTGGATCAAATACTAGAACAAAATTTTGAGTTTACTGTACGTTTAGCACAAGTGTGCGAAAACTTTGGCACTAACTTACAATATGCTAGTAGTGCTAGTGTATATGGCCCTACTGAACACTTTACAGAAAATGGCCCATTGCTTCCGCAAAGTCCTTATGCGTGGAGCAAGTACTTATTTGATAGATTTTTAGGACAATTCCAAGACGAGTTTAAAATAACTGTGCAAGGCTTTAGATATTTTAACGTATATGGACAAGGCGAAGAACACAAAGGAGACCAAGCAAGTCCGGTAACTAAATTTACACATCAAGCAAAAGAAAATGGCTATATTAATTTATTTGAAGATAGTGAAAAATATAGACGAGATTTTGTTTGTGTAGATGATATTTGTAAGTTGCACGAAAAAATGTTTGATATCGACCAATCGGGTATATTTAATGTAGGCACAGGACGTAGTGTAAGTTTTTCTACTGTTGCTAAAACTATTGCTAATAAGTACAATGCTAAAATTAACCTAATACCAATGCCAGAAAATATCAAATCACAATATCAAAAGTATACCTGTGCAGATTTAACTAATTTAAATAGTGTAGTAGATATGCAATGGACTAACATAGAGGATTATATAAATGCAAGAACCAACTAGACTACAAGGCGTAGTTACTAAAGGATGGGGCTATGAACTTATCTGGGCTACTAACGACAAGTATTGTGGCAAAATTATGTTTTTTGAAAAAGAAGGTGCACAATTTAGTATGCATTTTCATAGAGAAAAAGACGAAACATGGTTTGTAAATACAGGTAAATTTAAAGTGCAATGGATCGATACAAACACTGCTGCTTTATATGAAAAAGAACTAAACGAGGGTGATGTCTGGCATAATCCTCCATTACAGCCTCATAGACTTATTTGTTTACAAGGTAGTTCTAGTATTACAGAAGTTAGTACAGCAGATAGTGTAGAAGACAACTATAGAGTTGCGCCGGGAGACAGTCAAAAACAAAAGGCAGAAAATGGCTAAAAATGTATTAGACAATTCATATGTAGAATCAAATGAAGCATCTAGTCTAAATTTTACATCTAATAATAATTATAATAAACCAGTAATAGGTTTAGATCGCGATGGCGTGTTAAATGTTGATCTAGGAACTTATGTTACTAATCCTATGACGTTCGAACCTATACCAGGTAGCTTAGAGGCTGTAGCATTATTACGATCTAAAGGTCATAGAATAGCAGTTATTACTAATCAAGGCGGTATTGAAAAAGGAATAATGACCCCTTCTGACGTAGATGCAGTAAATAATAAAATGCTTGAGTTATTAGGTCAAGCAGGTTGTCCTAGCATTGATGCTATATATTATAGTGCTAGTAGTAGAAAAAATGATATGTACGCTAAACCAAATACCGGAATGTTTAAACGCTGTGAGAAAGAACATCCGTATATTAAATTTTCAAAAGGCTTTTTTGTTGGCGACAAAATTAGTGATCTAAAAGCCGCCTTCAAAATAGGTGCTAGACCTATACTAGTCAGAACTGGATATGG